TTACCGTCGAATCCCTCTTGACCTCAGAAGGCTGCGCAAACGCACGAGCACTTCTTCGGCCGCCTTGTGGCTGGCTTCAAGTTGATCCATCGTCGTAATCAGTTTATCCCTGATCTCTGGCGTTACTTCATCGAACTGAGCACTCATCAAAACAAGGATAAGCGGGTACTCTTTGCCCTTTCCATGCCCTCTGTACGGGCGAGAGGGCCACTGTTCACGCCTGGCCCTCTTGAGTACCCCGTTTTTTGTGGTGGGGACGCCTGGCAATTTTATATTTGCAATTTCCTGCGCTGTATGCCACGTTTTTGGAGGGTTCACTCGTTAAGCTCCTTTACAATATTGAATCTTGCACCGCTATTGCCAGTTTGTCATGTTTATGACTTCCGTTGCTGTTATTTTACCCAAGTGCTTTGTTTGCGCCTATTCCCTCACCATTTTAGGAACAGTTAGACCAAACGAAGTCTCTTTTTATTCCTTTCGTCAAAATACATATGCTCGCACATTTCAATTTTCAGGCGAACTATTACTCTCAGCATTTTATCCATCTTCTCCGAGCCATATTCGTCCATTTCCTTAAAAAGCCTGTTAAGGGTTTCAACATCTTCCGCACTACAACTTTCACTTAAAGTTATAGATGTACGGTAACCATCTGACGCGAATTCTTTAAGTGCTTCTTTTACGGTATTTCGGATTGTTTCGGCAAGTTCGGGGGCATGATTGTAGTCGCTGATCTGCGCCTCAATTATATCCTCGATTACCATATAAGCCCTCTCGTAATAATCAGGAAATTGAACTATATCAGCCATCAGTGCACCCCGTCGTCAATTGCTTTTCTGATTGATGGATAGATGTCACGAGCAAGTTTGTCAGTGTCTAACCCATAGTTGAGGCCGTTCACATGGATATTGACGATCATAGGGCGCTGGGTCGCAGCGGCCGGGCTGGCGGTTGTCACTACCGGGCTTGCCGGGCTCCCCGCGTCGTATCCGGCCGGGGTGGTTGCGCCTGTTGTACCGCCTTCAATGGTGGAGGCTCCCGCTTCGCCGAGTGCTCCGACCAGGACTCCACCGGCTCCCCAGGCAGCGGCAAGGGCGAGCTCCATACCTATCCCCGCAGACGCCTCGCCAGCAACTCCCGCCATCGCAACATCTATTGCACCGGCTGCAGCTCCCATTGCGACAGCTGGCGCAACAAAACTTTGCCCGCCATAGGGGTTGAGGGTTTGTGCCGTGTAGAACGATGCCCATGACCAGGCCAAGGTACTGAGCATTGCCATCTGTGTTTCAATGGAAGTTGCAGCTGTCGATAGCTTTAACATCTCACTTGCTGCTGCGAGGAGATGTTCCTTGGACTTGCTGAACATATATTGCTGAAGCTGCTGGGTCATGAAACGAATCGATGTGGCGAGCATCCTCTTGCCGATCTGGTCCTTACCCTTCTCATCGGCCAGGAGCATCTGCACACCGAAGGTCGTCATCTGCTGGGCAAAGCCCATATAGACCTGGGCGCTGTTCCACCAGAGTTGCGCCTGCTTCCCTGCGGCTTCAGTCTGTAGCCTGGCTTTCGTTTCCTGAAAGGTATTTTCCGCCTGAAGCTGTAAATCGTAGTTTTCGCCGGCCAGCCGCATCTGCTCGGTATAATTCGCCTGTGCTGCGGATAACTGGCTGGCATATTGTGCGTCGAGCGCGGCCTGGTCTTTACCCACAAACTGGAGCGATGATACCTGAGCCGAGGCGGCGATGGCTGTCATGTTCTGCTGGTGGGCGAAGTTGAGTTCCTGTGTTTTCCGAATAAGGAGGTCGCTCTCGTTTACCTCTTCTTTATAGGTGTTCAGTATCTGTTCTTCGAGCCGCAGTATCTGCGCACGGAGCTCTAGTTTTTTGTCATCGCCCTGCGCCGATTTAAGTTCAACCGTGAGCTGATCACCTTTTAACATCAGCAGTTGCCGTTCGCGGTCGTATTTGGCGGAGAGTGCATCATTCTCGCTGATCTTACCGGTCTTCAGTTTATAGGCATCCAGCTTGTCCAGCCAGGCAGCCTGCGCCTGGAAATTCTCTTCGGCGATCTTGGCGGAGGCAAGGACAAGTGAATACTCCCGCTCCTTAGTCTGCCTGCCTGAAAGGTCCCCACGTTCCTTTTCATGCAGCCGCGCTGCCTCTGAAAGCTGCGCTTTAGATGCATGCAGGTCCTGGAGCCGCTTGATCTCCTCGCGATGCGTTTGGCCAAGTTGAATAAGTTCCTTTTCATCGGCTGCCTTCCCGATCAGTAAGTCCCGCCCGCGCATTGTAGAGAAAACCGCAGACAACTCGCGGGCTCTCTTCTCCGCCTTCTCTCTTGCCTCGGAGGCTTTTTTCTCCGCCTCAATCTGTGCAGTACTCTTACCCCCATCACCTGGACCAGCCGGGCCGGGAGCAGAAACCGACAATATACGGGTGCGTTTTTCCTCGAGCTTTTGTTCCTGCCAGGCGAACATCTGATCTTGCGCCGCAAGGGCTGCTTGTATTTCAGCCCGGCCCGCCTTCGTGACCCAGCTCCCTTCCCCCAAGGCAGCCACCCGACTATACATATCCTGCATCCGGAGCTTTGCGTTGCTTACCTCATACACGAGATCGCGAAAAACGCCGACCGCACCGGCACCCCACGACGTGAGCGTCTTGAGGGAATCGGTACCCCCCTGGTCGACAATTGCCTGTTTCATTTCAAAAACTGCGGTCTTAAAACGGTTGATCTCCGCTTGGGCGCTGTGTGTGGCTTTTTCCGAAGCCCCAAAGGTGTTTTTTAATTCCTCGGCAAATTTTGGCAAGAAGTCGGCAGCAACGACCTTCCCTGCTTCCAGCATCTTGCCAAGCTCTGACGTACTGACACCCATAGCACGGGCCGCCACATTGAAAGCGCCGGGCAGCCGCTCGCCCAGTTGCCCCCTGAGTTCTTCGGACGCCACAGTTCCCTTGCTGATCATCTGCTGGATAGCATAGAGGGCTCCACCGGCCTCAGCGGCTGATAGCCCAAGGGTGGTAGAGGCCTCCGATACGGCGGTGAATATGTCGCGGGCACCCTGGCCTTCCAGTTTTGTTCCTTTGGCTGCGGCTGAGAGCTTGACAAAGGCGTCGGCAGAGCTGAGCAGATCGAGGCCCAGGCGCTGCGCTTCCACCCTGACAAACTGGAGTTCCACCGCACCCTGGACAGACGATCCCGTGGCTGCTGTCATAGCGTTGCGCATCCGGTCAGTGGCGACAGCGGCCTCGACCAACTCGTGCGCCATAACACCAATGCCGAGAGCAGCGATTATCCCCGGCAGCGCCGCCATAGAAGAACCCATGCCGGCCATCGACAAACCCAACCCGCGGCTATTAGCGGCGGCGGCTTCGGCATGTGCACCCAGGCCTTTAACGGATTTACCGACCCCGTCAATCTCCGCCAGGGCTGCCTTGCCGTTGGCGTCGATCGTTATCATGATCTTTCGGTCTGCCATATATTCACCTTTTATGTTCTAGTGAGAAGTGACCAGGATTAGCAGCACATAGCCGGGGTCTCTCCTGATCTTTGCCCCTGGAAGATCATATTTAAGGAGGGTTCCCCTGGTTCCAAGCAGAGAAACTCTACCCGGTTGCGCCTATGACCTTCCTTACCTCGGCGCAACCGGGGTCCCACAATCAATATTTACCCTGCCACTACCGATTTAAAGGCCCCACGGTAATCAGTAACAGCGGCTTCATAGTCATGGCTGATACGGTACTGGATTTTGCCGGAAAGGAATGTCTGGCCCGAATTCGGAGTATTCGCTACAAGCATCTGCGGTTCCTGCTGACCATTAAGGAAGGCGAGTTCAACAATCTCGCAATCATTCGGATCGGCGAACATGTACCAATCGGTGGCGTCGGCAAACAGCGGCTGCTCAACCAAACCTTCAGGGCGGAAATAGCCGAACATCGAGTTGCCCTGGTCGACCGAAACCGCTTGCGGGTTAAAGTCATTGACGTTCTTTACAATGCCGAATAGGTCTGACGGAAACATGACCGTGACTGGCCGCAGGTGGAGCTTCTCTCCGCTCCCCGGTTCCTTCTGGTTTGCCAATGCAGTCCTTGCAGCCAAAGCCGGGGCGATCCCATAGGCGCTTGAGCCAAGGTTGCCATGATCAGCGTGAAAAATTGCTTTGTTGTCTGCCGCGTAATTGGCGTTTGTTATGAATGGTGAGAACACCCGTTTTGCAAGAGTACGGCGGGCTGCACGCGGCAGGCGGTCGATGATCTTCTGAATAAGACGGACATCATCGTTCAGGATCATGCGGCGGTTAATGGTGATGATCCCCCCCTTTTCCTGAATGGCAAATTCGACCTTCTCATCACTCACTTCGCCGAGATCCGGGTAATCCTGGGTATCGGTATCAACGTCGGGGATATCGCCGTAATAACCGACGCGGATACTCTCCAGAGTACGGAAATCACGGGCATTGCGGATATTATTGCCGACTACCCGGGAAACCCCATAATCCGAGATTTCGCGATAATCGTTCACGAGCTTCCGGTAAAGGGTATTGCCGAGAGCAAAGGCAAACGTTGCATCACCGTAAGCCGCCTGCATCCTGCGGCTTTGTTCCTGGTTGAGAACACCAGTCACATCAGCATCGCCGGTCATCTCAACATATGCAGCCCGAAGGCTTGTGAACACCTTGACATCCCGCATATTGTCGGGACGTGGCACGTTGAATAAACCATCGAAAGCCGCCTGAAGGCGATCAATGGGTTCACGCCCCAAGGTTGCCCGAGTCTGCCCCATCAATGAGACCATCCCAGAGCCGGAAAGCTGGTCAAGAGTTTCCTTTTCCAGACTGACGGCTGCCTGGAGCTCAGGCAGCTGAAACACCTTTCCTCCCCACTGCTTTTTAAGCTTCTCCTGTACGGGTGCCGGAAGATTGCTGCAGTTCAACTCGCTCTGCAGAAGGGACGCACAAGTAAGCCTCTGCAGTTTCAACATCTCTTCACTCATTTTTTTCTCCTCGTCTACTCTGTAATTTTGCCGGCTAAGCCGGATGATACTTCCTGCAGTATTTCTTGCTGATCTGGAGACGGGTCTCCCTTGGCCTTCGCACCTTGGTAATCCCTGGACAACTGTTCGGTTATCAGTTCTTCGCACAGCTTCATCCCGGCTAAGTTGGATAACCCGGCAAGCGAGCTTGCGGTTTCACAAGTGATTCTGATTCGTATTCTGGTTTGGCTGGGGAAACATATCTTGTTTAAGAAGTACACTGTTCTCGCCGATCTACCTTTTCCACAGCGGGTTTCTCTGTATTTCGAGACGCGATATTTCCGGTTAAACTCCTTAAAAATAGCTATCTGGATATCGTCACTTCGCTCCATATCAATTTCCCTTCTCTGTGATGGTCTGCAGGTTGTTTCTCAGGTACTCATCATTGCGCCTGATAAAATCCACGAGTTCCAGCACGCTGACTCGCCGGTGTTTCCCTAAGAGAAAAGTCTTAAGGCAGTCAGGCCGCCTGAGTTTCCCCTTTTCATCAACTTCATATTTACGAATCAAGCGGTAGAAAGTTTGTTCCGATAACCCTAGAATGCTGCAGACCTCGCCTGGGTCATAGCTGCCACGTATCGGCAGATCTAGAACTGCTAAAGCTGCCTTGATGGACTTTTCCGCCTGAATGGCGTTTTTTGCCTGGTAAATTTCCACGTTGGATTATCCCCCTGTCAAATCGATTTTGATTCATATGCGTTGCCGCCTATTCCATTCATAGGATGGTGATGTACGGAAACCGCAACAAAAACAGCGGTAAACCTCTTCATCACGAACTGAATACTGCTGCTCCGGCGCATTTACCATATACCCGTCACATATAGGGCAGCGGCCCATGAACACGGCAACCTGCTTGCACTTATTCTGCTTTATTGCCGGTTCAGGTATCAGTTCCTCAAAATCATCCTCTAAGAGTGAAAGCAACTCCCCTTCCAAATCATCATCAACAGGTTCAACGTAGGGCTCATCCGAATCGAAAGTATCGGATCCGTCAGTTTCCGATGCTTCTACAACCTCTCTATCCTCCAGCGATGGCTCACTAAAAAAAACAACTGGCTCCTTTCTTGGAATTCCCCGCTCCTGATCCTCCAACCCGGTGCAACCCTCACATCGCAAATCGTCACTTTTCGCCCGGTTCTCCTCACATACCTGGAGCGTGATCCGGGCATGCAACCGATTACAAAACAGTGCGTTCTGAAGAAGCCAGTCATTTGTTGTGAGGGTCATGTGCATGTCTATTCACCATCAATAAACGTGGCATGTAATTCGATGTTGCTAGATAACTTCGACAATTTCCCTTCGATGTGATCAAAGAGAAAGCGCCCCCCTAATGTAATCGTTTCCGACGGCTTATCGCCCATGTCAAGCATCCCCATAGATGACATACTCATGTATGCCAGCATGGTCTTTATCTCTTCCAACTCGTCAACCACATCCATTTTCGTCATTGTCTGGATACCCCCTTAGATTTATATCCTTCCGTTTCCCCTAATCCGTGTCTGTAACTCCCAACGTTGCTAGCCATTTATCAGTCCGGACATGAGGAGCAAACCCGCGCCAGCCCCTCGCCGAACATCTTCCTGCACTCCTCCAGGTCCTTACCCCGGCAGTATCCGCCGATGGCTTGGTTTTCTTTCTTGTCCGATCCTTGTGTGCCGGTTCCTATTTGCACTCCGAATCCGCGGCACATGGCCACCACCGATTCACGGAAAATCAGCTCACGCTCTCGTGCCCGGATGTAAGGTCGGCACTCTCTGGAAGTAAATCCCCAGAGGATGGCGTCTCGGCGGGTAATGTCTCCACCGGAGAGGAAACAGACAAGGGTTTCAATCCAGTCGTCATCGGAATCCGCCCGTTCAGGCTTTTCAGCATCCCCTCCAGCCGCTCGAAGAAAGAGGCCATCGGGTTGCAGTCGAAAAAACCTTCCACCACCTCCACGATGGTGGCGGGGAGGATGTTGAATTCGATCTCGGCGGCCAATTCCACCAGGTTCTTGTCTTTCGCAGTACTCCCCTCCGGTATGAGGACGATGGCCAGGGCATGGGGGAGCTTGTCCCCCAGGATGCCGATTATATCCGTCACCCCTGCGGCAGGGTTGAATGTCACCCCGGTCAGGAGCCCCATCATCTGCCGGAACTGCCCCAACACCAGGGGGCGCTGCTCGTACTTCTTTTCGCCGATTACGTAGGTTTTGATTTCACTGCTCATAATTCATCCTCCTTTTATTTACTCCGCGTTTTTTAGGCCCTGGAATCACTCTTTAAAATCGACACCAGACGGCCAAATCCTGTTTATAACAGGGTGTCAATGAATTCTACGGCTAACCGGCTGTCTCCAAGCTCTTCCCGGCTCTGTTGGCCAATTCGAGATAACCGACATTCTCTCCCACGCAATCCCTGATTTCCTTCAGTTCCTCTTCAATATGAAATAACATTTGTTGTAAACCGAGTTGCTCTTCATCGTTTAGAGGGATGTAACAACTTCCAGCTTGATGAATCGCTTGTATGGCAGTCGTCATGAAAACGTTCTTTGCAATTACGTTGTTGAATCTGTCGCACACACCTTTCAATTCCATAGCATTTCTCCTTTTTACTGCTTTGGTTATGAGGCCGGATTACTTACCGACTCTTCTTCATCGCCTCCAGGGCGTTGATCACCTTGGATGCCCCCTCTCTATCCAGGAAGCGAAGATCTGAAACCTTGGCGATTCGCCCCACTATTGAGCGCAGCGCCTTGGCGCGGCTCTCAGGATCTTCGGCCCTGCTCACTTCGCTCCATATCGCCTCGATCTTCCTCAGCTGTGGCGGGGTGGCCATGCCGGGCCGGCCTTCAAGGTCATTGTGGCGGGTGGCCTTGCGCTGCTGCCGAGGTTCCTGCCCGGCCTTGCGCTTCAGGTCATCTATCAAGGCATCCGCCTGGCGCAGGGTAAGTGCCGTGCTGCTCTCCACCCCGTCAAACTCCCGCAGCATGGCACGGTAAGTGTCATCATCCATGCCTGCCGCGTTCTTCAGTGTGTGGATGGCCCTTATCTGCTGTTTGCTGATTGGTTGCCTGCCGGAGTGATTCTGTGCTCCCATAGCTCCCCCTTTAGATGGCTCCGATGACCTCTGCCGTTACCATCGTTTCTCCCATCTCAAAGGCCAGGTTCATGGCCCTGACGACGTAGGTATTAACCAGGTTCGGGTAGGTGTGTGAAATCTTCCGCTTCTTTTGGTCTTCGACGGTCAACCGCCTGGAGAGGGCTTCATAAACATCTTCAGCAAAGATGCTCTCAACCTTGCCGCCGATCCGCTTGAACTTGAATTCCAGGTACCCCCGCAGATTGTCATTCAAACCGTGGATCTCGGCTATCTGCACCCGGCGGATCACCTCCCGCATGTCCAGGTGCTTGGTTTCGTCCAGCATCTCCTTCAGCTCCGTCTGCCCGACCAGGATGATTCCCAACAGCTTCTTGAAGCCGTCCTCCAACTCGTAGAACTGTTTCAGATATTTGAGAGCTACACAGGTAAGGTTGTGAGCCTCCTCTATAATCAAGACGTGCTTGTATCCCTGGTTGGAGCGGGAAATAAGAAGCTGCTCCAGTTGCCGCACCTTGTGTTCGGTTTTGAGCTTCGGCTTTTCACCCGAGATGTCCAGGATGATGGCGTCACACAGATTGACGGCGTTGATCCGTGATTGGTATTTGTCGCCGACATTGATCTTATGGCTGCGTGGGTAGATCACGGTCACGCTGCCGTCACGTTTCAAATTCTCCACCACCTTCTTGCGGATGGTACTCTTGCCGCTGCCGACCTCGCCGATCACGGCGATAAAGCCGGTATGGATGGCAGCGTCCATCATGGCCGCCTCGATGTAGCGGTGTTCGTCGGATAGGTAGATATCCTTTTCACTCTTGATATCGTTCAGGAACGGATGCCGAAACAGCTTGAAGTGTTTCATTACCTCTGGATGTAACATCTCCACCTCCCAGTTCACGGTAATCGTTTCCGGGTTGCCGAGTTCGAGCCCGTGAAGCTTATTCTTCCTGTCGATGTTGCGCTGTACCATCCCGGCCGGTGCCACGTTGCGCAAATCCTTCCCCAGGGGGAACCATATGTCTTTAGCCGTCAGTTGCCGCTCCAGAAGCCACAGCATCGCCTGCGAGTTCCCCTCTATGAATCCTTCGATCCTGGCCTTAAAATCGGGAATGGTGCTGGGAAGGTGCCCCTTGTTGACTGCCAGGTTGATCGTCGGGCGGCTCAATCCGGTTGCCTGTGCCAGCTCCCCTTGGCTGATGTCGCATGCCAAGGCCAGCTCCTTTAGGATGATCGGTTCAAAGTTCCGCTGATACGGTGTCATTTCACGTGTTTTTGGACGTCCCATTACTTCCCCCGGCCTTACAGCGCTTGTTGCTGGAGGTGGCTGCTTCCGCCGTCCCACTCTCCGGCTGCAATCTTATCGATCAACTCTTCCGCCGTGCTGAAAGAAATGGTGTCACCATACTCCGCCCGTAATTGCTTATTGAGTTCCGGAGTGATGGCCCCTACCTCCCGCACCAGCCGCTTGAATAGCTCATGTATCGGGATTTGCCTGTCTACTATGCTCCGATCAATCGAGATCGGCATGCCCTGCTTGGCGAGGGTCGCAAGGTTGGCTACCTTGTCGGCTTGATGCCCGAAAACCACCGTCCCGGCGAATGGTACGGACCCTTTTTTCGGCTCCTGTGTGCCATAAGCCATTTCTTTAATCTCCTTCTTGGATTTCTGGGTTGAGGTCTCAGGCTGAGCCCGGTATTCCTGGCCGATGATCGCGGCATTTTCCGAGAATGCGCCCTGTTCGGCCGAAAGTTTGCCGATCGCTTTAATCTCGTAAGCAGTGTCATCCCATATAACGGTGATGCTCTGGTCGATCTTCCAAAGGTAGGGATTGAGGCGGACCTTGACCTTGCAGCGGGCCGGCAGCCCCTCGATGCACTTCAGGTTGTAATCGCAACCGCGATAGGTGAGCCGGTAGCCCCTAACCGGGCACTCCGCTTCCGGCTCTACATAGATCATGTTCAACACATCATCTTCGGGCATCTCCCGGAGCTGCTCCTGCTTGATCAACAACCAACTGGCAAGGCGGGTCATGCCATGACGGCGGTGTATTTTGGTGGCGTGATGGTGGATGGTGAAGTCGAAGGCCCATTCGTTAAGCTCTTCCACCGTGTGTGCCGGGGATATTCTCAGTCGGGTCTCAAAGCGGGTCTCGATAATGTTGTGAACGGTCTCAACCGCCCCCTGCCTTCTGGGATTATATGGCTTTCCCTTTGGTCGCTCGATGCCGAGGCCGTCAAAGAAGTTCCGCATGGCGTGGCTGGTCTGTGCCGATCCGGCATCCATCAAGAGATAAAAGGGGACGCCTCGCAATGGGTAACGGCTGTCACCCTTGGCCCTCCATGCCCACTTGAGGAAATCCCAGAGGTTTTCACGGCTCTCGCCGTCTGCCACATAGTAACGAAAGGCGAAGTAGCCGGAAAAGTGGTCATCAAGGACATAGCGGAGGAGCTTCTGTTTGATCTTGGCGAAGTTGTGCGGCTTATTTTTATAAAAATCACGTTCATCCATAATTTTCATTGTGCCGTTCTTCAGGTAGTACTGAATGCAAACCGACACATCGACCAGGTGGCAATAGTTTGGGTGAAGACTGCGCATCTCGGTATGCGGTGAAGGGGCGTTCAGTTGTTCTTTGCTCATGTTATGCTCCCTCAGCAGCCGCTGCATGGTACTGACACTGACTTGGCCTTGTTCGATGATCCCGTTGTCAATGGCTATGTCCAGGGCCGTTTCCACCGGCATGATCGGCCCCTTGTTCTCCCTGGCGGTTGTTTCAAGAAGCCCGGCGATATATGTAATCTGCTGTTTGGTGATTTCGCTTTTAGCCGTTCCTTTGTCCTTGCGCCGTTTATTGTTACTCTTCCAGCCATATTTCTTGGCAGTACGGTAGATCGTAGCCGGTGCAAGCCCTGTCTGGCGGCAAAACGCGTCAATCACCTTCGCGGTATCATCATAACAATTCAATTCACGGACAAGATCTGCCTGCCACATCCTGGCACCTCAAATGATTATTCTGGCTGTGTCCATTCCTCTTCAGGGGCTGCATTGGCCGGCGCGTGGACGTCATAAGCGTCCTGATACCAGTGGTTGGCCTCCATCCGGAGCCTGTTCAGCAGAGTAACCAGGCGAAGCGCTGAAGTCGGACCAGGCACATCACATTCGACCAGTGCCCGGATTCTCCCCAAATAGGCACTAAAGCAAATGTCCAATTCCTCGATTTCCTTGCAGTAGGCGACTTCGTCTGCGGGGATCTCCATTTCAATTGCCATGCGGTCGAGCTTGGCCTCCAGCTTGACGATCTCCTTTGACTGCCTGTTGATCATCTCTTCCTTTTGCCCTAAAACGCGGTCCTTGGCCTGGGCGGTTTTGGTGGCCTCTTCCTTCAAATCCCGACTTTCCTGGAGTATCTGCTCGACGATCTCCCTGATTTCTTCCCGGCCTGCCTTCTCCAGGTTGATTACCTTGCCTTCACGGATTTCCATCCGGGCCTCATCGGGGAGGCTGGCATAACCAAGAAGGTCTTTTCTGGTGAAGCCGACTTGTCCGAGTAACCGGACTTCATCAGCTTCCAACTTGCGGGCAATTTTCAGGTTTTCATACGCAACTGATCGCCCAAGACCAAGCTTTTCAAGATAGTCGTTAACACTTGTAACTCCCGGTATTTTAAGGAATTCTTTGTTGTCTATAATCGCTGCTATCTGCTTCATTTCAAGGAATTCAGTAATCAACCTTATCGCCTTAAAAGCCTGCGCCCGGCCTGTAATTTGTCCGAGTTGACCGGACAAATTAACGGTCTCAAGCGCCCTTTTTGCTTCCAACGCTCCTTCCTCTTTGCCGATATCGATCATTTTCTTATTAAAATCAAAATCCTCGTCTGTAACCTGTGTTCTGCCAGCCATTCTCTACACCTCCCTTAAGTCATGTGCGGGCCACGATCCCCGCGGCTTATCCTGCCGGTTAAACAGCGCCACAGCCTGCGTACCGCCTGGTAACGTGCCCCGGACTCGCAGTATTCCGCTTTCTATGGTCTCCTCGTGTATCGCCCAGAAGTCGCAAAGACGAAACGGTATAACCGGGAATCCCATCAGCATAACTATCTGCTCACTTGCCTTCTCCTGGTGATTTGCCATTTCAACCTCCGGTTTTCTCTATTAAAATCAAATTAGTTTTGATAAACTGCGCGGCACATTCATGCGGCCTTACCCCAAAGCTTTTTGTAGCTTTCGTTAAGTGCCTTAGCGATTGCCTTTTGAATGCGCTTGGAAGGCCGCTGACCGTTGACCGCTCCTGAAACAGTGCTGCGAAGAACTCCGAGTTGAGCGGCAATACTAGATTGTTTAATGCCCTTCAGAATCATTAGAGACTTGATTTCGTTCGGCGTCATTTTTTTATACCTTCCCCTCAAACATGGTTGCAATAACAAATGATATATTCTTTATAACGTACAAAGTCAATAATAAATTTGCTATTGCGTTTATTTAATAACAAGAGGTCAGGATGGATAGCCAGGAAACCCTAGACAATATTAATAGCTTCCCGAAACGGCTTAAAATGGCTATTGGGAATAAAAGTGCCAGGGCCTTTGCAATTGAATGCGGATTATCACCAACAGGATTGCATCAATATCTTTCGGGGAAAAGTGAACCTACAAGGCCCGCTATTCTCGCAATAGCGAATACCGCGAAAGTCAATCTGGAGTGGCTTATAACTGGTGAAGGGGAACAAACCAGTCGTGATGCATGCGATCACCCTCTGCATAGCGGAGCTTTTCCGAAAGAGTTAGACACTGATTTACTTCAACAGGTAACAGATGCCATCGACAATATTGTGAATAAAAAGGGGTTTTCCATACCCAAGGACAGGCTTACCAAAGTGACGATGTTGGCCTATACGGATGCATTTTGGCGAGGACGAAGAGTCAATTACGAGCACCTGGAAAGCATTCTTGAAGTGACATCAGTTAAAGAAGTGGGCTTAACCAAGGCTGAAGTTTTTCGCGAAGCGGCATTAGGAGGGCTTGGTGGAGGGTTTGTGGTTGGGGGGAAACTCCCACAAGCTCAAGGGTGGCTTGGTGACATCAAAGTTTTCGAGATAACGGCTGAAAAAGTGGATGATGGGAACAAGATCGTGGCTAAAATTCTTCAGGAGTCGGGAATTAATCCGGACAGGAGTTTAGAGATACGAGCGAGGCAATTGAAAGCCTTATTTGAGGAAACATACGAGAAATACCGTCATATTGTAGTTGTCATCAATAATGCGCATATCCTTTCAACGTCTTCACTGCAGAGCTTGAAAAGTATCCACGAGATACCAGATAAAGGAAGCTTACCAGGCATAGTCCTTCTGGGCCGTCTTGTTGAACTATCCAATTCAATTGCCACCGTTGAGAGTATTAAGCAAAGAGCCCTTCTTATGACTGAGCAGGAACACCTGGTCGAACTGATGGCGGCATAGGAGGGATTTAAGATGAAAAAACTGATCATAGCGTTATTTATTGTCTTTACCGGCTGCGTGTCCCCAAATTACGGCAATCAAAACCTTACCACCAGCCTGATCCAGCAGAACATCGTAAATGGCAAAACAACAAAACAGGACCTCCTTGACACCCTGGGTAAACCCGCCACTATATCTATCACCACCGGCAACCAGGCGATACCTAATAATTACTCAAAAGCCGATGTAAAAGAGGTCTGGAATTACTACAAGACGTCAAAGGAAGGTTTCGCCACAATGAACATGTTGATGTTGGCGATCTATATTGATAAGAATGGGCGAGTCCTGGACTACGTGGTCACCGAGAGCCAAAATTAATAAGGGGTAAATACCCCTTAAAATGTTTCATCAATAGTATATAGGGGGGCATGTAATGCCGGAATTGGAAGAGCAAGTTTGTGGAAACTGTGGCAAGCCAATGCAAGAAATACCTGATACACCAATGTTTATATGCGCGTATTGCAACAGAAAGGAAACGAAAAGCGGTAATATTATTCATCCAGGAGATAAAAAAAGATTGTAAGCTGGGAAGCTGGCACCTTTGGGAAGAATGCTGCTCAATCAATAAAAAACGAGGGTGATTCAATTGTGATTTAGGAGTGGAGAGGCTTATGGATTCGATTGCGACAATAAATATTTTTGAAGAATCTGATGCATGGAAACTTCTGGAAGATGCCATCAACGGTAAATTGCCAGAGGAAATGTTTAAAATTGAAATGGGTGACTGGCCAGAGCTTTCTATACGTTTGGAAGGCAACAAGTTCAACTCTTCTCTGACCACAAAATTGATGGATGCTTTCATTGATCTACAAAAAAATATTTACCATTCCTATGCTAAACTACATTATGATGATGCCTCAAAGCGGCTTACTGAAGCTGAAAAACAGAAACTTGAACTTATTATTCAGGTCCTTCCCGGTAGCACCGATCTAAAGGCAAAACTGGCAGAAATTGCTAAGCAGTTTATTCAGGGAGCAATAGGCAAAATGGAAGCAAAAGACTACGTCATAATTGCTACCGTGGCTATTCTGGCAGTGACCAGTAATACTATGTGGAAAAACTATTTAAATGTTCAAGGTGAAGCCAAAAACATAGAGTCTAAAGTTGCGCTTTCAAAGGAAGAAACAAGAAGGCTGGAAGTGTTCCGAGATGCAATTAAAGAGGTTTCTCACGTATCTTCCATAAAATCAGATGCTGAGGAGTTCTATAATAAAGTGCTGAAGAGTTCAGCCTCTGCTGACAAACTTCACGTCGCCGGTCAGGTCATCACTAAAGAACAGATACACCAATTAACCAGGGGATCAAGATCAACAGCACAAGAGGTAAGCTTAAACGGTGTATATCGTATATTTCGTGTTGATAGCTCAAAACCAGGGGTCTTTAAAGTTGACCTGGTAGATGAAGGTGGTAGAAGATTTCCAGCTACTCTGGATGAATCAGTTTTGATGAATAAAGAGCAAAATAGAAAATATCTACAAGATGCCGAGTGGCAAAAGAAACCTATATCTTTAATGGTTGACGGAACTGAACTTCGAGGAGAGATAACTACTGCCAAAATTCTTGATGTTATTGAAAGGTACGCACCAACTTCGAGATGAAAAAATAGGGGCATAAAAGCCCCTTAAAAAGTTAAACCAGGTTGGTGGATTGATGAAAAAATGAAACAATTTTGCCGCGTCGCCGATAATCAAAACCGCTTTGATTTTGCCCCATATTCCCCTACCAATGTCAGGCATCCGTGAAGCATTGTAAATCAGATTATATCAATTCCTGCCTACTTATTTTCTCACCCCCCCTTACGTCGGCTTTTTTGTTGACAGGGTACCCCTGCATCAATAAAATACAAAATTTTAAATCATGTAATGCCGGGGGGATGGGATGGCAAAGGTTTTTAAAGTGGCGGTACTACCGGGTGACGGCATCGGGCCGGAGGTGATGGCCGAGGCGCTCCTGGTGCTGGACGCGGTGGAAAAGAAATACGATGTCAGATTCGAGCGGACCCACGCCAATGTGGGGGGGGCCGGTATTGATAACGAGGGAAAAGCGCTTCCCGACACCACCGTGAATATCTGCAAGGCGGCCGATGCCATCCTCTTCGGCTCGGTCGGGGGGCCCAAGTGGGAAACGCTCCCTCCCGACGAGCAGCCCGAGCGGGGCGCGCTCCTGCCGCTGCGGAAGATCTTCGGCCTCTACGCCAACCTGCGGCCCGCCATCATCTTCCCCTCCCTGACCGGCGCCTCGTCGCTGAAGGAGGAGGTCATTGCCGGCGGCTTCAATATCCTGGTCATCCGTGAGCTCACCGGCGGCATCTACTTCTCCCAGCCGAAAGGTATCGACGGGGCAGGGCGCGAGCGGGTCGGCGTCGACACCATGCGCTACAGCGTGCCGGAGATCGAGCGGATTACCCATGTGGCCTTCAAGGCGGCCCGCAAGCGGGGCAGCAAGGTCTGCTCCATCGACAAGGCCAATGTCCTTTCCACGTCGGTGCTCTGGCGCGAAATCGTCACCGGCATCGCCAGGGAATATCCCGATGTGGCGCTGTCCCACATGTACGTGGACAACGCTGCCATGCAGCTGGTCAAATGGCCCAAGCAGTTCGACGTGATCCTCTGCGAGAACATGTTCGGCGACATCCTCTCCGACGAGGCGGCCATGCTTACCGGTTCCCTCGGGATGCTCCCCAGCGCCTCGCTGGCCGAAGGGACCTTCGGCATGTACGAGCCCTCCGGCGGCTCGGCTCCGGATATCGCCGGACAGGGGATTGCCAACCCGATCGCCCAGATCCTCTCCGCCGGCATGATGCTCCGCTACTCCTTCGGCCTGATCGGGGCGGCCGACGCCATCGACAACGCCGTGGCCAGGGTTCTCGACCAGGGCTTCCGGACAGGCGACATCTACCAGAAGACGGCTGGCGAAAAACTGGTCAATACCAGGGAGATGGGCGCGGCGATTATTGCTGCGCTTTAG